AGATACAGACACTTTCGGCGGTAAATTAAGCAGTTTCGGTGCTGCTGCTGGAGCTGCGTTCGCTGTAGCTGGCGCGGCAGCACTTGCCTATGCTGGCGCGTTGCTAATTGATGGCGTTAAAGCTGCGATCGAGGACGAAGCCGCACAGGTAAAACTTGCCACCGCAATCAAAAACGTTACAACGGCAACAGACGCAACTATCGTTTCAGTCGAATCATACATAACTAAAACAGCGCTTGCCGTAGGCGTAACCGACGACGAATTACGCCCATCATTTGCCCGTTTAGTTAAGAGTACGGGCGACGTCGAAGCAGCTATGAAGCTTCAACAGGTAGCACTAGACGCCTCAGTCGGATCAGGAAAATCGCTTGAAACCACGTCGAACTTAATTGCTAAAGCTTTCGATGGCAACACCGCAGCACTAGCCAAATTAGACATCGGTTTAACAGCTGCCGAACTTAAGACAATGAGTTTCGATGAAGCAATTGCCGCTGTAACAAAAACTTATGAAGGATCGGCTAATGCCGCGGCTGATACTTTTGCGGGAAAGATTGAACGTTTAAAAATTGCTTTTGATGAGGGTAAAGAAACAGTCGGCGCGTTCGTATTAGACGCGATAACTCCGATGGTTACTTTATTCGTCGATAAAGTGATCCCAACTCTGAGCACGCTTTCCACAGATATAGGCGAGGACTTACAGCCAGTTTTTGAATCATTAGGTACATTTTTTAAAGATACGTTTCTACCGGGCTTAACCGCGCTTTACGATTACATAAACAAATATGTCGTACCAATATTTAAAACCACTTTAACACCAGTAATTCAAGGCGTTAAAAATATATTTACCGCAATCGGCACAGCTGTTTCTGATAACACAGGATTTTTTAAGCTGTTAGGTGCTGGTTTAACCGCGTTTTTAGTTATTGCTAAACCGTTTGCGACCTTTATCGGTACGACTTTCAAAGTCGCATTTTCAGGCGTTGCGCTAATTATTGACGGCGTAAGCAAAGCAATTCAAGGCGTGGTCGCTGGAATTAACGCAGCAATTAGTGCGGTCAATTTACTAATTTCAGCATATAACATTGTTAACAATTTAAAGCCCGGATCAAAAGATTTGCCGAAAATTCCTAAACTAGCTGCTGGCGGTATGGTCAAGGCTAATAGCCCGTACATCGTCGGTGAGGTAGGGCCAGAGCTGTTCGTGCCATCATCAGGCGGTCGCGTAGTTCCAAATAACAAGCTAGGTGGCGGCGGCGGCAATATTTACATAAACGTATCTGGGGCAATCGACCAGGAGGGCACAGCTCGACAGATCGTTAACGTTCTAAATAACAGCTTTTATCGCGGCACTAATGGCGCTAATGCGCTGGCGTTCTAATGACAGTATTTAACCCAGTCTGGCGCGTAAAGATTCAAGGCGTCGAATATACGACTTACACGCTGGCAAATCTAACTATTTCAAGCGGTCGAAATAACATCTACCAGCAAGCGCAAGCGGGCTATTGTAATTTAGAGCTGCTAAACCTTACTCAGGCAATCGTCAACATAAACATAAACGATTCAGTCTCGATCGAGTTACAAGATTCGACAGCTACTTACGTTCCTATATTTGGCGGCACAGTCGTCGATTTCGGCGTTGAGATAATTACAGCTGGCAGCGTAGGCATAAATCAAGTATTAAAAATAACCGCGCTGGGTGCGCTAAGCCGATTGCCTAAAGCTCTAACAGATGGCATATTGTCAAAGGATTTTGACGGCGATCAAATTTTTGAAGTCTTACAAGATTTACTCTTAGATAACTGGGGCGAAGTTCCCGCAGCCGAACAATGGCAAGACTACAATCCAACAGAAACGTGGGCGACAGCTGCTAACGTGGGATTAGGTCAGATCGATCGTCCGGGCAATTATGAACTAGACGCCAGATCATCGGATCGCACCGACGTTTATTCGCTGGTTTCAGCTCTCGCAACGTCTGGGCTCGGTTACATTTATGAGGACGCCAGCGGCTTAATCTCATATGCCGATTCTTTACATCGTACAACCGAGTTAGCCACCAATGGCTACACAGACCTAACAGCCAATCACGCGCTATTTAACGGGCTAAAGATTGAGACTCGAGCTGGCGACGTGCGAAATGACATCACCTTGAAATATAAGGCTAACGGGTCTAGTGAAGTAAGTGCTGAGGATATTGGGTCGATCGAGACATACGGTCGTTTAGCCCAGATTATTAACACGACATTAGATAAGGCTACCGACGCACAAGATCAAGCCGATTTTTACCTAACGCTTCGAGCTACGCCTCAAGCGAACTTTACGTCGATTACTTATCAGCTCACAAACCCAGAGCTAGACGATCAAGATCGCGATTCGCTCATAAACGTCAATATGGGCTTGCCGCTGCGAATTAGCGATTTACCAGCAAACATGGCGTCGGGAACGTTTCTAGGATTCGTCGAGGGCTGGTCGTTTAAGGCTGCCTATAACGAAATCGCCATAACGCTAAATCTTTCGCCACTAAGTTATTCGCTTCAAGCTATGAAGTGGCAAGACGTTTCCATCGCGGAATCGTGGAATACTATATCCGGGGTACTAACGTGGGAAACCGCGCTGGTCGTGGCATAAGGAGAATAAATGACAAACCCAACGAGTAACTTTGGCTGGCAAATGCCGACACCCGTCGATTTGGTTACGGATTTACCAGCTGATTTCGAAGTATTTGGTCAAGCGGTCGATACGTCGCTGGCTGATTTATTGGGCGGCACTACTGGTCAAATTCTGGCTAAGGCGTCAAATAGCAACATGGATTTCGCATGGATTACTAATGACGTCGGCGACATAACAGCCGTTAACGTAACTTCACCGATCACAGGTGGCGGCAGCTCTGGCGCTGTAACTATTGCTATTCAGGACGCAACTACAAGCGTTAAGGGTGCGGTACAGCTAAGCGATTCGACTTCGACGACTTCGAGCGTTCTTGCTTCGACTCCGACAGCTACTAAAGCGGCTTACGATTTAGCGGCTGCTGCTACACCAAAATCAACTTTTACAGGTAAAGGTTCGATAGCTGCGGCGACCGCTGCTTCAACACCAGCAAATTTAACGGTCGGCAATAATGGCGAGGCTCTCGTAGCGGATTCATCGACAGCAACGGGCTTGCGATATAACGCTCAATCTAATGCTAACCTTATTGCTGGCGGTTCGTTTGATATTTGGCAACGCGGCACAGGTGCTTTTACCACTAACGGAGTTTATTCTAGCGATAGACTTTACACTTTTAGTTCAACTAATTATTCATTAAGTCAAGAAACCTCAGTAATACCAGATGGCGCAACAAATGCGGTCAAAGTAACTGCGACTGCTGCTTCATCTTTTGCTAATTTACAATTCGCATTAGAACAATCAGAGGTAGAAAAGTTAGCAGGACAGACTGTAACTTTTAGCGTTTATTTGCGTGCCAACGCAACTTACAATGGCGCTTTTTTGATTGAAATGAAAAGTAACACGACAGGCAACACCCAAACAGGTGGCACATGGACAACAGTTTCAGGAGCAAGTACAACTCATACGCCCTCAACAAGCGCTTACACTCGGGTAAAAGTTACAGGAACTATCCCAACAAGTGCTAAAGGTTTAGCATTCTATATTGGGCAAAATGCCGTTCTAGCTAGTGGTTCTATTTATTACATAGCCTTGGCTAAGGCTGAATTGGGATCTGTTGCTACACCGTTTTCTCGTTTAGGCGTTTCTATTGCTGGAGAATTGGCGTCATGCCAGCGGTATTATTTCCGCGCAACTATTGATAATATAGGCGGTCGTTTGGGTTCAGGATATGTCAATTCAACTATTGAAGCTAATATTACAATTCCTTACCCAGTCACAATGCGTATAAGACCAACAGCATTAGAACAAAACGGAACGGCAGCGGATTATCAAGTTTTGACAACTGGTAACACTATTACAAATTGTAATTCCGTACCGTCTTTTGTAAATGCTGGATTTTTCCAAGGCGTTGTTGCTTTAGGTGTTGCGTCTGGTTTGGTTGCTGGACAAGGTGCGACTATGCGTGTGGCAACAGCAAATTCTTACTTAGGATGGAGTGCTGAACTATAATGAAATACGAATATTTACACGATAGCGATGAAGGCGTAAAGATTTATGCTCGCATAGATGATGATGGCAAATGCCGCGTTACTTGTACCGAGGATAATCCTGAGTATCAGGCTTGGTTAAATGAACCTAAAAAGCTATAACGGCTGGACGGCTTCAAAAGATCAAGCCGAAATTGGAATCAAGTCTTACGCGATACCGGGTACTAAGTTAAAGATTCGTTGCGCGGAAGCTGTCGCACCGTTGATCGTGGGATTCTGTACGGAATTTAATGAGCTAATCGAGCCGATCGATGGCGGACAGCTCGACGACTGGGGATACGCATTTCGCATGGTTCGCCAAGTGCCGGACAAATTAAGCAATCACGCGTCTGGAACGGCGATCGACTTGAACGCCCTGTCACACCCTTTAGGCAAACGTGGCACATTTCCAGCTGAGAAAGTTCCAATGCTTCGAGCGCTTGCTAAAAAATACGGATTATTTTGGGGTGGCGATTACAAGAACAGAGCCGATGAGCACCATTTCGAAATCAACGTAAGCCCAAAAAAAGTCCTAAAGCTAATCGAAGCTTTGGGGTTAGGAGAAAAGTAATGAAAGAGCTAAAG